TAAATTAGATGTTCCAATGGGAACGCCAACTAAAAAAGGTGGAGAGTCAAATGGCAAATCCGATGAAGGGTCAAATAAAACTTAAACTAGGCGATAAAGAGTACAACGCTAGATTAACGATTGACGCAATAATGCAGATAGAAGATGCCGTAGGCTTTGGTATCATAAAACTTGCTACAAAGATGGCTGATGCTGATATAACCATGTCTCATGTTGTCACTGTTTTACTACACGCTCTCAGGGGTGGTGGTAAAGACTTACAAGCTAGTGATATCAAAAAGATTGTTCAAAAAACAGGCATAGTAGAGTCAACATCCGCCGTTGCTACACTAATAGCTCAATCTTTATCATCAGATGATGAGCAAGAGGAAGGAAAAAAAAAGGGGTAAAAGTAGATGACAAGCTACCAATTAAAAGATACATGGAGATTTGTTTCGGTATGATTGGTATGCAACCCTCTGAATTCTGGAACGCCTCGCCTATAGAGATTCATTCTGCTATTGAAGGCTTTAGTGAATTTCACGCTTCTAGTGAGTCTGATGAGCCAATGGCTAATGACGAACTCAAAAATCTAATGGAACTACACCCAGACTAATGGCTACTAAAGTAGATGAACTGATTATTGAGATTAGGGCAGAAACAGCCAAGCTCAAACGTGGGCTAAAAGATGTTAATAATCAACTAGATAAGACTTCAAAAAAATCTAAAACAGCGGTAGGTGGTCTAAAGATGCTAGGCGGTGCGGCAGTCTTGGCGGCATTTGCTAAATTAGGAAGTACGATTGCAAGAGTAGGTGGTGGCTTTGAGGATTTACAAGATTCACTAAATACGGTGTTTGGCGGTATGCGTCAAGGTGAAGCCGCTATGGAAAAGGTAATGGAATTTGCTCAAACCACGCCATTCCAAATTGAAGATGCTACCAAAGCATTTATACAGTTAAAATCTGCGGGCGTAGAGCCAAGCATGGATATGATGCAAACATTCGCTGATGTATCAAGTGTTGCTGTAGACCAATTAGGCACATTTCAAGCATTGACGAGGATGGTGCAAAGATCAGCATCAGGCGCTCTAGGTCTTATGGAATTGAACATGATTTCAGATAGAGGTATTGATGTACTAGGTATACTTGGAGAAAAATTAAAACTTACTAAAGGGAGTATTGCCAAATTTGGTAGTACAGCAGAAGGGGCGGCAACTATAGTTAAGGCTCTAACTGAAGGACTAAAAGAACAGTTTGGTGGCGCTATGGAAAGTAAGATGGATAACCTATCTACTAAGACATCAAATATGACGATTGCTTTTAAAGCGTTAGCTGATGACGTTTTTAAATCAGGTTTAGGTCAATTTTTTAAAGATTTAGCAGATTCGTTATCTATATCCGCACAAGCCGCTGGCAAATTGGTAAGAGCTACGTCTGGGAATCAAACAAAAAGTGATTTAGGTATTACTGGTACTTTTTTAGAACAGATGCAGAAAATAAATTCATTAATTGCTGTAGAGGACGCTAAAATTGCCGCAATAGAAAAAAGAATAGAGAATACTATTCTTGGTGATAAATTTAAAAAAGATAAACGCGATGAAATAGGCGATATAAATCAAGGTATGAGACGTAAATTGTCGGAATTTCGTCAGGGTCTTATTGATGAGTCAGTAGCAAAACTCAATAAAAAAAGTGTTAAAGACCTCATAGATAAAGATGTTATAGATTTGAAAGCTACATTTGAAAAATTACAACAAGATATAATACCTACTGCTTTAAAAATACAAAACCAGATAGATTTTTTAAACACTAAAGTAAAGTCTGATGCTGATGCACAGGATTTTTTAGGCACTAATCCACAAGAACTTGAAGCTATTACCAATCATTTAGAAAAATTAAAACTAGAGGCAGAGGATTTAGGCGAAACGCTTAGTGATGTTCTTGCTGAAGCAATTACACAAATATCTATGTCATTTACTAAAGATTTTGTTGATTCATTGATGGCTGGTGAAAATGCACTTGATTCGTTCAAGGATTTTTCAAAACAAATAGTTAGCACTATCATATCTACATTCTTGCAGTTAAAAGTTATAGAGCCATTGTTGAATACTGTATTCTCTGCTTTTGGAATGCCGACAATACCTAAAAGAGCGGGTGGTGGTACAGTGCAAGCGGGTAGACCTGTATTAGTAGGTGAGCGTGGTGCAGAAATATTTGTACCTAATACTTCAGGAAGCATAATGAATAACGCTGACTCAATGGGTGTCGGTGGCGGTGGATTGGTAGTCAATCAATCAATTAGTTTCTCAACAGGCATAATACCAACCGTCAGGGCAGAGGTATCTAGGATGTTGCCACAGATAGCAGATGTGACTAAATTTGCAGTATTAGAAGCCGCACAACGAGGTGGCTCATTTAGAAAAGGATTACAGGGCGTATAATGTCTAAAGAAATAGCAATGCCTACAACACCGAACTTCATAAGTAGCACGTTTACATTAACACGGGCTATAGGGCAAACAGCATCACCATTTACAGGCAAACAAAGAACACAAGAATATGATTTAGTATTATGGTCAGCACGGGTGACATTACCGCCCATGAGAAGAAGCGTTGCGGCTAATTGGCAGTCTTGGTTCGCTAGATTAAAAGGCTCAACTAATTATTTTAAATTTACTGACCCTGATGCACTTACAAATATAGGCACTTATGATGCTGATGATTTGATTGCTACACCTAGAGTTACGGATACCAGTACCGCATTAACATTTGCAACCAGCACTATTACTTCAGGTGACTCTATCTTCGGTAATGCTTTAGTTGGGGATTATATCTTTGTTACAGGTGCGGTCAATGAAGATAACAACGGCACACATAAAATATCAACCGTAACCAGTGCAACCGTAGTGGTAACAACCAGTGTATTCACATCAGAGTCAAATACTGCATCATGCAAGGTGCAACAGAACGTAAAAGGCGCTACAGGACTATCATTAACAGCGGTTTCTAATACTGCGGCTGGCACTATAGTAGTAGGTGATTATCTTGGTGTATTAGATGCCGCCTCTGGTAGCGGAACACCCGTACAACTTTTATTAGTCACTGAAGTTTCAACACAAACGGCTGTCAGTGGCGGTCTGAATAAAATATCTGTAGGCACAGAACCTAAACTAAGGTCAACAATAGCTTCTGGAGTCTATGTAAAATTTACAAGCCCAAAAGGAAAATTTAGATTAGATAGCAATATAGTAGAATGGTCTGCTAACAAAAACTCTAATTATACTTTTTCTTTTTCTTGCACTGAGGTGGTCTAATGGCTACTAGAGCGGGTATAGATACTGCTATTGTGGGTCGGCTTACTGACGATCATCAAGTTATGTCGGTAGCAATAAAAGCTGAATTTGATACGGATGATATTCGTATTTGGTCTGGATTAGGTGACCTTACAATCAGTAGTGAAACTTATACGGGTGCGGGTACATTACTTGCTATTAGTGGTAATGAAGATACCGCAGAGCTAACGAGTACGGGTACTGTCGTTACGTTATCAGGTATGGATGATACGGTCTTAGGTTATGCCTTATCAGAGAATTATCAAAATAGACCTATTACTATTTTCTTAGTATTCACTATGGGTGGCTCTAATGAAGTAGCGGGTACTATGACATTGTTTAAAGGGCGCATGACAGCCCTTTCTATTAATGATGACCCCAATGGGTCAACTGTTGTAATAAACGCTGAGAATCGCCTTGTAGACCTCAATAGACCCTCTCACTTGCGCTATACAGTGGAAAGTCAAAAATATATTTTATCTTCAGATACTTCATTTAGATATGTGCAACAACTTCAGGATATGGATATTGTCTGGGGCAAGGAATCACAAAAAGACACTATACCTAAACATGGCGGTGGCGGCGGTGGCGGCGGCAACCAAATAGATAAGGACAACCACATAACATGAAGAAGAAGGCTAATTGGTATGAAGATTTGTTTGAGTATCTTGAAGAAAATAAAGATAAATCATTCAAGTGGGGTGCATGGGATTGTTGCCGTTTTTCTAATGGGGCTATAAAAGCCATGACAGGTAAGACCATGATACCTTCAGAGGTAAAATGGACAAGCAAGGTATCAGCATTAAAAGCCATAAGTAAATATGGTGGTACGCTTATCAAGAGCATAGAAAAGGCTTGTAAAAACAAAGGTTTAGAAGAAATTAAACCCGCATTTATAACAGCGGGTGATTTAGTAGTGTATGACGGTTCAGATATAAACGTGGGAATATGTGATGGCATGAATATCGTGTGTGTTACAGATGACGGTTATACGGTGCTGTCTAATGAAAAAGCATTAAAGGTGTGGCGCATAGATGGCTAAACAAATAAAAGCGGCAGTAATAGCGGCGGTAGTCGTATTTGCGATTGCAACAGGTGTTGGATTTATAGTTAATGGTTTTACAATGGTAGGTGGAACCTTGGGTGCGGCACTTTCAACTGCGGCGGCGGCTTCTTATGGTATGGCAACCTACGCCTTTATAGGTACATTAGCGGCTGGCGTTATTGGCAAGATGACCTCAAAAGGCATCAACGCCACAGGCGATAACTTTGGTACTAAGGTCACTACAAAATCAGCGGTATCACCGCGTCAAATAATCTATGGCACAGCCCGTGTCGGCGGCATCATGACTCAAGTTAATACCACAGGCACAGACAATAATAAGATATCAATGTTTGTTGTGGTCGCGGGGCATACGGTACATTCTCACACAGGGGTTAGATTCAACGATACCGATATAACTACCAGTACAGCAACGGTATCAGGCGAAACAGTTTATACCTGTACTCATGCTGACTTTACCAATACGGATAACAGTAACTCGTTTGGTAGCGGGAGATTAATACGTTATACCTTCCATGATGGCTCGCAAACTGCTCATGATGGTTTAGCAAGGGCTACATTGGGTAGCTCATTCGTGCCAGATACTCATAAATTCAAAGACTGCGCTTATTTTTATATAGAAATGATTTATGACCCACAAGACTTAGGCAGTATACCCGCTATGTCATTCATTATTAAAGGCAAGAAAGTATTTGACCCTAGAGATAACAGCACGGCATGGTCTGATAATCCAGCATTGATAATACGGGATTATATCACTGATACTACTTATGGACTAAAAGCTACTACCGCAGAGCTAAACGATACTACAGCGGGCGGTGGTTTTGCATCAGCGGCTAACACTTGTGACCAAAATGTCACGTTGGCTGATAATTCAACCACAGAAAAACGCTATCGTGCTAACGGTTTTACGAATATGTCTGCATCAGGCGAGGGCGTACTTGAAGGTTTGATATCTTCATGTGCGGGCAGTATTACTTATACCAATGGTAAATTTAATCTCTTTGTAGGCGCGGCACAGACCGCCTCATTAACCATTACAGATGATGATTTACTAGAGCCAATACAAATAACAACTAATGATAGAGGTGGTGATCTATATAACGCCGTAAAAGGTATGTATGTAGATTCAGCAAATAGCTATCAAACAGCAGATACACCTATCTACACCGACAGCACTTACCTATCTAACGATACGCCGAGTGGTGAAAGCACAGTTAACTATCGCAAACAGCTAGAAACACAACTGCCATTCACTACCACGCATACAGCGGCACAACGATTAGCTAAGATGCAACTTATTAGTCAACGCTTCAATACAGGGGTATCAGTATTAGTGCCGTTAGGATTTATGCGGTTACAACCGAAAGATTGGGTTAGCTTTACAAATACTCGTTTATCTTATTCAGCTAAAAAGTTTGAAGTAGTCAATGTAGTAATGGAAGTATCTACACAAGACGAAACGCCTATATTAGCTTGTAGGCTCACATTAAAAGAAACTGATGCCAGCATATACAGTTATGCTTATAACGCCTATACAACGCCTGTAACAGTAGCAGATGACCTTACAACAGGTAATTATACAGTGCCTACACCGACAAACTTAGCGGTAGCAAGTGCAAACACGATTGAAGGCACAACCAATAAAAGCTCGGCATTAATCACATGGACAAACAGCGTAGCCGATGCAATTCAAGGTACAG